ATCAATTACCGCCGCATTAGATTTAGGAATGGCTACCAAAAGTATTTCATTAAATGGGATAATTAGAGATACTCAAATTAAAAAAACAAATGTAGGTAATAATTCATTTGTAACTTTTACAGCACATGAAATAGCGCAGATGATTGCCGCAGGTGTGGATTCAACGGGATTTGCAAAAAATCAAGCATTTTCAGAATTAGTTATTTTAATGCCTTCTTTTGTAAGAAGTGATTATCAACTAAGTGGCACTTGTGACATTACTGCACATAAAACTAAAACCGATTGTGAAGCCGCAGGGGGAACTTGGACAGCAATAAATACAAATGAAAGAAGTAATGGTATTAATATACCATTAACTTTCGGTTCAAGGGGTGGTTCACAAAGCAAAGATAATTTAGGTGTGCCAACACCCTTTTCAGTGTTTCCCGATAGTGAAACAGATACTGGCCTTACTGGTTTTGTGAGAACTTTTAGTTGTAATTTTGAATCCGAGGCTTTTGAAATAACCTTTACTTTAGAATTTGAAGTAGCATCTGTTGTTCCTTGAGGTGATTTAAATGTATGATATTTTAACAGGAAAACAAAGGGCTTTGGTTTTCCCCGTTATGTGTAATGGGCATGTTAAAATAGATTACTCGGAAAATGTGCCGGATTCTGCTGATGATGTAGGATATGGTATTTGGTCGCATAGTGGAGACTTTACTTTTGAAGCAATAGTTACTCCCTATGACATAAATGGTGCTTTTGATACTACTTTAAGAGGTAGGACTCTTACTGCATCAACTAAAATTATGCCTAATAACGGACATGAATCTACATTAACTAACTATCAAAGTGAAAAATATTTACCCGTCGCTGATAGAATTACCCACGAAATGAGAATATTTTCTAGCACCAATTTTTATATTTCATTAAAAAACGCCACTACAACAACTGCTAATCAACCTTCTGAATATAAAATATTAGTGGGTGTTAAATTAAGTAGTGGGGTTGTTCAAGAATTTTTAACTGACAGTTCTGTTATTTTACCTTCTAGAACTAGGTCTTGGGTCTATTCTAGCGATAGTGATTATTACGGCATTAATGCAGATGGTAGAGTTGAATACGACCAATTTACCACTGTTAATCCAACCGACAATGATAACAATGAGGTAATTACCTGTTCCTCTATTACTGCTAACATGATGCTAGCAGGAGAAGAAGTATTCATCATTGAAGGAGGCATTTTTACTTCGATAGGGGCGGTAGAATCAATAGATGCAAGTCTAAATACCATCACGCTCACCAGTGCATACAGTGGCACTCTAAGTAGCACAACTAAACTTTTCCGTAAGACTTATGCCGACCCGACATACATTAACAATTCATTTCATATTGCTTGCACCTATGCTGAATCACCTAAAGAATTAAAAATATACTTTAATGGTTTATTAGTTAAATCAGGAACTCATGCACAATCTGGAACATTTTCATTTGAAGATGAGGATTTATTTATTGGGGCTAATGGTAGTGGGGCTGACGGTAGATTTAGTGCGACCACTAATAAGCAGTTTATGGGCGAAATCCATGAAATGTGTTTAACTTCTGTTATTCGCAGAAGGTTTCCGTCTATTACTAATTTACTACCAAATTATAACGATACATTATTTTACTTTAGATTTGAAGAGGTGGACTTATGACATTAGATTTATTTAAGACTGGCTCAACATCGGAATATAATTTTGATGTTCCCACTAATCCACTAATGACAACTCAATCTACATTTAGTAGTGATAAGATTTTATTTGCTGCTATTTATACAGATGATAGTGAAGAGAGTGTAATTTCGGAAATAGTAAGTGGTGCTACACTACAAGGCGAATATGAAAACTTATCCGTAACTAAGGGATATAATATACGCTGTTTTGATACCGTTTCTTCAACTGGTAAGGACTTAGCATCCATAGCCTCTACAATAAACGACTACTACTATTTTGTTTTGGTTCACTCCGACAACCACTTAAAACATCACTTTGCTAGAATTACAGAAATTAAAAACAGCGATGTATTGGGTGACTCTTTCGACTTTGAGCCAAAATTAGGAAACGAGATTGCTCAAGGAACTAAATTTAAATTATTCAAAGGGCCAGCAATTACTTCAAAAGCAGTTGCTTTTTCTGCCGGAATAAAAGCAGATTTACAGAACAACTTACATGTTGCAAGGCCACATTTTTGGTTTGTTAATACACTGGATAAGAAAAATCAATTAGACCATAATACAAAATACTTTGCTCGAATGAACGAAGGCTTGGGTGCGAGCATTACATTGAATGCTGCTCATAAAGTAACTTTTGTTACTGTTACTGATTATGCACAAACAGTGGTAGATTACAGTAAATATTCTTTAAAGGCGACTATTTCAGACAATTTGAGAACTCAAGATGCAATAGCAACCTATACTCTAAATGAAAGCCAAAGCGGAAGTGGAAGTGGAGTTACACCTGCATTAGCAACCCAAGACGATACAAATTATGATTTATTTGCACCAAACGCAAGAAGAGATACTGACGATTTAATAAATAATACTGCTGCTTATTCGTTTAAAGGCCCAATTAGATACTTACATTACGATTATTCTCCAACAAAAAATAACTCAACAAACAATATTGTAGATTTAGAACTAGAAGAATCCATTGGTAAAAAAAGCAGTTATGCCGAAATTAAAATTGCAGATTCTTATAGAATACTTTCTAAGAAAATAAATACCTATGACCCATTAAGAGTTCGCCATATGGTTCATAGGGGTGACTTTAACGACTGGGTTTCTTTTGGTGCTAGTATTGGCTCATTTACTGACACTAATGTAAGCACTCAATCAGAATATGCAATTAACACACCAGTTGATTTGACTACCTATTTAAATATCAATGATGAAGTTTTAATAAACTCAAGAGTAATGGTAATAGTTGCAGTAAGCGCAACTGATATTAGATTTAGTAGATATAGTAGATTAGAATCAGAATTAAATTTTAGTATAACTACTGACTTAGATGATATTTCGGCAGATACTATTATTTACAGAAGAGCATGGAATAGACTAGATAGCACTCTTTTAACGGGAATGAGAATGCTAGACAGCAGACAAGACTCTTTATATCTTTCTTTAATTAGTAATGAGTTTTCTTTACTGGAAGTAGGAGTTACTTCCTATATTGGAGAAACTGGACTACTTACTCTTTCTTTTGAAAATCAAGGCTACGATAACATAAGTGCTTTAGATAAAATGACAGGACAATATATCATATATAATGAAAAATTAAATGGTAGAATTACTCGATTAAAACAAGAAAAAGATAATGGGCAAACCATTATGACTATCAATGGTGCTGATAAGTTAAGAGAATTACTTGACCCTATTATAGAAAAGAATACATTGTTTTCTAGAGACATTATTTATTCTACTAATAGCCCATATAATAAATTAACAGCATTGGGGGTTAATGCTACTACCAATTTTGATGATAATGACTTATTGTTATCAGGTAGTTATTCTTTGTCAGTCGGGGATAAAATTTTTGCTAAATCTACAAGTGGTGCTATTTTGTTCTTAGGAGAAATTGCATCGGGTAGTGGAACAACTTATGAGTTCATTAATTTTTCAAAGGCTCAAGTGGCTGCAAAAGCAGCATATAAGACATCAACAAAATACACTGTTTTTAACAAAGCCCTTTCTTCTAATTCCTTTGTTTCTTCTGCAACTAGCCTTTATGGAACAGCAAATAAGGGTCTTTTCTTTGAAAGTGGAAATAAATTAGTTGCAGGGGTAGAGGGAGATAGCCTTGTTGGTTCATCAATAAATACAGACAATCCAAATGCGAGGGGATATTATTTAAGTGAAGCAAAGAACATAAAATCGGATAATCCTTTTCAAGCAAGATTAGATGATAATGCTTCTAGTAAGTCCTATGCTACTTTTGATACTGTGAATACTTTAATAGATTTTAACATATTATCTACTCAAGAAATAGATGGAAACCAAGTTATAGAAATAGCCCCCCATATACCTTTGGCTCTTGGAAGAGTAGATATTAATTATGGTAATACCCAAGATACTACTTTCACTTCACTTGCAACTGTTTCAACTGATATAACATCACAAAGGTATATTAGAACAACTGTTGCTACTTCGGAACTGTTAAATTCTATTCCTAAAGTTCTATCCTTAAATTCTAAACCAAGAAAATATCATGGCAACGCAATATATGTAGATGAAATATTTGCTGGTTTTATGACTATTGCTGTTTTACAAAGTAATGGAACTGACATTTATATTTATCTTGATAGAGAAGTAACTACTTCACAAGGTTCTACTGTTTCAGTATTAACGGATTATCATAGTTCAAGCATTTTTGAAAGCAGTAAATTAACACATGAATTATCATTACTCAATGGCGCACACTTACATGGTGGTAAAGTAATAGCCTTATTGAATTCAGTAAGAGGTAACTCAAGTGAAACATTACATTTAGATTTTCCTTTATTATACAACGGAGGAACATATGCTTTAACTAATTCAGATAGATTCGGAAGTCCTTATTATAGAATTATTAATATGGAAAAAGGAAATGTGTCACATATTAGGCCAAATATCACTACTATAAGTGGACTTAAATCAATTTACAATAAAAAATTAAGTAAAATCCCATATTATGCCTCTTCTTACAAATTTAATCCTGCTCACTATATTGACAGCGTATTAGAAAGAGAAATAATAGGAACAGATAAGTTTGATATAAATAGTTGGAAACACACTCTTATTGAGAGTCGAGGAAACTTACCTCCAAGCGGTTCTAATTTTTTTGATGTTAAAGTTGTAAAAGATGGCGGTTCATTACCATTTACTAATTTTCACTTTGAACCAAGAGAGCACGAAAGTTCAACCTCTACTACACATGAAAAAACACCATTTGCAGTAAAAGATTTCTTACTACAACCAGACCAAAAGGTTTCTAGAATGTTTTTGTTTATTAACTCGGATTTAGAGCCATATTCTTCTACTAGAAAGGATAGTCTTTTATACCCTAGTCAAACTAGAAAAATAACAAACTATAATATATTTGCACTGGGTCAAAATTCTAGCATCAATTCAAGTGAAACTAAGGACAATTCAGGAGTAGTTACAAATAGAATTTCTTTTAAGGATGGCGACTATTCTTCTTCCTCGATACTATCCAGCGAAAAAAACCTTTCTGATTTAACTAGATTTGGTATGATGCGATTAACTGAACTTTGTTTCGACTGGACTCTTAATCAATTTGACCCAGAAAATCCACCGGATAAAGAAACAACGCTACCCATATTTTATTATTATTCACACGACCATTCTTCAAATTTAGGAACATTACATGCAACACAAGATAGCAACCTTAAACTTTTGACATTTACAGGTGATGTTTCTGTTGCTGATGGTGATTTACTATTAGATAGTCACGGTAGATTTATTGGGGTTTGTGATGGGGCTAGTGATGGAACAGATGATAATATAGTATTGTTACATGAAAATAGATATAATACAGATGGAGTTTCTCATAATACTGCTACTAATGCAATATATAAAATCACTAATACTAATGAGGCTAAATTTACAGGAGTTGGAGTTAAAGATTCATTTGTTAAAAGACACGAAGAAATTCATATGCACAAAGGAGTCGTTTTAAATAGTGTTTCAAGTTCGGATGGTGCTGGTAATGGATATTCACAAAATGAATGGGAAGCCACTTTTGGAACACATTTAGGAGTTTCTAGTTCTAATGCAAATAAAAAACACAACTTAATTAATCCTGTAAATATAGGTGGAGATTTTGAACTAATAGATTCTGCTGGCACTGACAATGTTCACAGTTCTAAATTACTAGAATTATTTGATGGTATACCAATCATTGATGGAAGTGGGGCTGCTGATGGTAATGCTTTATTTATGCAATATTGGCTACCTATTTTCTTAGATAGGTATTCAATAGAAGACGGAACTCAATTAGTTTCTTCTGGAATGGTTGGTTCTCACATTAAAGCAACGACTAAACACAAGGATAGTGCTACTAGTGAAAGTGAAACTTATGGAATAATAGGACATTCATTGAACACTAATTTCGCAAATGTGGAAACACAAGGGGGAACGGCAATAAGTGGTTCTGATTTAGATAAACTAGCCGATGGAGTATTTTTAGGATTTAAGCCAAGACTAAAATCACCTTCATCTTATTCTTCTACTGCTAAAACAATTGGAAATCAAGATATTTTTAGATATAATATAGCCGCTTCTGATGAATATTCTTGGCTAAAGTTTGTTAATTTGACGGGAACATATTTAGCAACTGGTGGGTTTTACAATGACTCAACAGGAAGTAGTGCTAGCATATCTGCTGCATTATCCGAAACTTACGGTTTAAATAATAATGCACAAGCAAATATACCTTATGTTATTTCACATGAAATAGACCATAGTAACGGAACAGAAACCCATATTATAGTAACTGACTTACAATTGACAGCAAACGCGTGGTATAGAATATTACAACCTAATCACACTTGCACATATGATTTTAGCCCAAAGGAAATAGAATTGAATACTCTTTCTTCCTCTTACACTAAAATGCCTTATGCTAATGATGTTTATAAGCAAACTAATAATTATGCTTTACATAAAGCAACGGGAGATAGAACTTTACAAGGCAATAATGAGGGTATTCTTTCAATGTATGTTGTCATTGATATTGAAAATGCTTCTGGGCAAAAAAGAAACATCGTTCCAGCCGCAAGTTTAGACGATATGTTAGAAAACAAAAATGGTAATTTTTGCGTAAGTGATGGAAATAATACTTACTCTACTAATTTTTCCTTTGTTAAAAAAGGAGGGAATGTAATAGGGAATACTATTTTATTTGATACTATACAAGAAACTCTCGGAGTAGTTTCTGTTTCCGAAATTACTTCAATTACAGTTGGTGGAGAATCTCCTATTGATACTAATGCTAAAAGGGCTATGATTGGTTCTGTTGTAAGTATTTGTAATGAAACTGAAGATATAATAGAAGAGTTATTTGAAGAACAAAACACTTCTTTTGATATAACAAGAGAGGACTATCCTTTATTTTTAGCACCTAATTTTGATGGGGTGAGTTTGTTTGAAGCAATCAACTTCTTATTGCAAAAGAAAGATAAAACTTTAGTTCAAACAGAAGATACATTCACAATTAAAAACAAAGAGAGTTCTGACTTTTATACTAATCTACTCATTAGTGATAATGGAGACATTAGAATATATGAATACGATTTATTAGATAGCACCTTTGAAGAATACAATGAAATTATAGTTCACGGAAAATCACATAAGTCTAAAAGAAGAGATATGAGAAGCATTAACAAAATAGGTAGAAAATCACTAAAAGTGTTTGAAAGAAAATTAACCACTCAAGAAGAAGTAGATACAAGAGCAAAGGAACTTCTTAGACTACATTCTGGAGATAATACCAAACTTAGAGTAACAGTAGGCCATGCTAATATAAGCCAACTTAAGGTCGGAGATATAGTAGAAGTGGAAATAAAACAAGAAAACATTCCTAGAAACCAATATTTAGTTCTAGAAATAACCCATGCTCTTACAGGTTTAATGGAATTGGAACTAGGAAAATATAATACTCAGATGGAAGATAGATTTTCAGAATTGGCTATTGATATAAACACCGCCCAAACTCAACAAAATGCTAAATCTAATGAATCAAACATCGGTCTTGGGTTCTTAGATTCGATTAAAATTAAACCAATGCGCCTATTAGTTCGTAAAAGAACCACTACTGGCGGAGTTACACTTGGTTTCACGACAGCGTTAAATACCGGAAGCACCCCACTTGGATTTACAAGTGGCGCATCAATCACCTATACTGACTTAGTGGAGGAAGAATTTTGATAACTGACTTATTACGAAACAAACTTGCGGCTTACATTGTTGAATTAATTGATGGAACAAATCAAGGTTCTGCTGATTTAGGATTAGGTGGCAATTCAACAAGTCCTGCCGCAACTGCTTTAGATGTTCCCTTAAATATTACTCCTTCTCAATATGTAGCAACTCGTTCCGATGATAATGTGGTTGAGATAAAACTATCCGTTGAAGGTTCAAACATCACAGGTAAGGTTATTCGAGAAGCAAGTTTTGGCGCAGATGATTCGGGAGATTCTTTTGACGATGCCGCAGCATTTATGTTATCAAGAGTAGCATTTGAAGGAGTTGGCCCGTTTGCAGCAAATGAACAAATAGAAATATTTTTAGTATTAGAGGTGGAATAAAATGGTAGAAAATAACCCGCACAAAATTTCAACAATGGGACAAGGTGGTTCTTTAGCCGGAATTACTGACGCTTCTGATTTTCCTCATACTGGTTTAATCAAAGGTCTTTCTCAAATGGCAAGACAAAACCTAGTAGTTAAGAACAACTCAAATGATTTTGATATTACTCAATCAACGGCTAATGGTGGAACAGTCGCAGTATCAGCAGGAACATACCTTAGAGATGGAAAGAAATATGTTGCTCAATATAAAACAGGAACAACTTCTGCATCATTTACATTTAATGCAAGTGAATTAATTACAACATACGATAAAGGTTATCATCTTGTTGTAGTTGATGAAAATAATTTCATTCTAATAAGAAAACCAACAGCCGCAAATAAAGTTCCCGACTATACTTCGGGAGATACTATTATTGCTATTGTTGAATACTCATCAACTACAAGTAGTGGCGCAAGAAATGTTCAATATTTGACAACAGATAAAACAGAAAACAGTGTAAGTATTGCTTATAAAAACTCTAATGCTTACACTGAAGTAAGTTCAATTACTGGAACTAGTGACGGTTTATTTATTTCCGGCATAGGGAGTGTTACTCCCGCCGCAGATGGTTCAGATAAAGTTATTATTCAAGACGCAAATGCTTCCGATGTAATTAAATCAGTTACAGTTGCTCAAATTAACGCATTAGCACCCCAAGGAGATATTACTGGCGTTGATTTAACCGATGGAACAGGTATTGGTATTGCTTCGGAAGCGAATACTGCTAGTGGAGCATATTCCGCTACTATTAATTTAGATTTGACAGAAATTACCGTAAGTGCTGGTTTGGATAATCCCGCCGCCACTACTCTTAATTTAGATTTAACAGAAGTTATTGCTAATGATGGTGCTAATAGAGTTCTAACTTCCGATGGAGACGGAACATTAACTGCTCAACCAGAATTATTAGTAGTGGAGGGTTTGGTTTCAATAGAAAATGCATTGGCTTTAGGTGCTTCGGGAGTAACGCAATATGATGGAAGCACTTCTTTGCTTGTAGTGGATGCTTCTAGTAATAGTAACACCATTACTCTACCTGCGGCGGTATCTATTGAAAGTAGAGTTATTATAATTAAAAATGTAGATACTTCTAATTTAACAGTAACTACTCAATCCTCGGATAAATTTGAGGATAACCGTGTTGGTGAGGATTATAGACAAACCGATGTAAACAACTTAAAATTAAGACCTCTAGAATCTGTAATGTTATATGCAATAAGTGATTCTTTTTCAGTGGATGGAAGTTCCTTGACTAATGGATATTTAATTATTGATAGAGAATATGAACACCCCAACCATACAGGCGAAGTTACTTCTAGTGCCGATGGTGCTACTGTTATTGCTTCTAATGTTGTTGATGAAGACAACCTTAAAGTTTCTAATACACCAACAAACGGATATTTTCTACAAGCCCAAAGTGGTGCGGCAGGTGGTTTAACTTGGGCGGCTGTTTCTTCAAGTAGTGGTGATATTGAAGGAATTACAACTGCTTCTAATAGTGGTTTGGCGGGTGGTGCTACAACTGGAACACCAAGCCTAAGTTTAGATATAAATAATTTAACTGCTGAAGCAATTGCGAGTGGAGATACAATAGCATTTAATGACAGTGGAGACAATGGCGTACATAAAGAGTCAATTGATGACATAGCAACTTTGTTTGCGGGTGATGGTCTTACTGCTTCAAGTGCAGTAATAGCAGTAAATGTAGATGATTCTACTATTGAAACAAATAGCGATACCCTGCGGGTTAAAAATAATGGAATTGGAACACAACATATTGCCGATGATGCAGTTAATAGTGATAAATTAGCAGATGATATTATTATTGCGTCAACATTGGAAGTAACAGGAACTACTATTTTAAATGATGATTTAGTAGTAGCCCCAACTAAAACCCTTCTTGCAACAAGACTACCTGTTGTTGCTTTAACCGCTTCTACTACTTTAACCGAATCAGACCACGCAGGTAGATATGTTTTTGTTACAGGGAGTAGCATTGTTATTACAATCCCCGACAATCAAGGTGCAGGTGTTCATTTCACTATTATCAATAATGACGGTAATGGTTTTACATTAAGAACTAATAGTGGTAGTGGTGCGGGTGATAACATGAATGGCGCACAAACTGATATTGCAGTAGCGGCTCGTAATGGTGTTACTTGTATTTCAACCGGAACTGATTATGTTGTTTTGGGGGTATGAGTTTGTATCTCGCTATTGCTGGTTCTTGCGCTGAACAAAAGGCTAATGCTGTTACTGTTAATACAGACTTATACAATTTGGCTTCTGTTAAAGCCATACATGAAACAGCCGGAAACAATGCAGTAGGAATTAACTTTAACGCAGGTGCGGCTAATTCGGCATGGCTAACTGGTATGCAAGTAATAGGCACAGACATGTATATTTCAAATAGAGGTAATAATAATAACTTTGATAGCACACATGTATTATTTTCAAAGTTACCAATTAGTTCTACTGGAAACGGAGCAGTTGTAAGACAAAACTCTACGGGATTAAGTATAAACAGTTGTGAGGGTTTTGGTTTGGATAGCACCGCAACAAAAATAATTATTGCCGACCATCACGCAAATAGAGTAAGAAGTGGGACTCTCTCTCAAAGTGGTAGTAGTTTAACAGTAACTCTTAATGGTAGTTCTTTATACGCAGGTGGTGGAATTAGATACGCTCGTTGGAATGATGATGGTTCTAAGTATTACTTCGGCTACCAAAATGTTCCGCTTAATGGTAAATCGAAAATTAAACAATATTCAACATCAACAAATTATGTAGTTCAAAACAGCGATACATTACTTGGTAGCGTTGATTTACCACATGACATTATTTCTGACTTAATTTTCAATTCCGATGGCACTAAGATGTATCTTGCTGAACACGATGGATATATTCACGAATACGACCTATCAACTGCTTACGATATTACAAGTGGAACGCTCGTTACTACACTTGATTTGACTTCTTTCTATGGCACTATCGGTTCATCTCCGTGGTGGCCGAGTAGTAACACTGGAAACGGATTTTTCCTTTCCGGTATATCTTGGAATGCTGATGGTAGTAAATTATATGTAAGTAATATATATGCTTCTACTTTACAATCTAAAGTTAATGGAACTGTTAATCCTGCCACAGTTACGGGAGATGGCGGAACAAGAACCAATACTATGCCGGTTATTGAATTTAGAGTGCAATAATAACTAAAGACGGTTGATGTGATACTATGAATATTAATGAAATGATTTCAAAAACACTATTATTATTAATAGTAGTTTCTTTTCCTATTGCTATGACAAGCATTCATTATTTAATGTGCGAGGTGTGTGGTTAATGATTCCTTTATTTTTTGCTTTTACTATTAGTTTTATTTTTGGGTTTATGATGCTTTGGTTTTTATCTGAAGATTTATTCAATTAATTGGCGAGCGTGACAGGAATCGAACCCGTATCTTCGGCTTAGAAGGCCAAAATGCTATCCATTACACCACACGCTCAATTAAAAAACGAAGAAACTATTAACTTAGTTTTTGAAAAAAAAATCCATAAAAAAAAAGGACAGGCTGACCCGAAGGCCAACCTATCCTAAATATTTTTTACTTTGTAGTTACACTCCAAATACCAAAACACTCTCTACATTCCCAAAGTTTCTTTTGGTCGCTAGACCCGACATAGAAACCCAATATACGCTTCGCAAGAGTTTTCTCTCCGCAATACTTACAAGTTTGCTTTAAACTCATTTTTGCTCGCCTTCATTATTATCCCCAAGTAGTCGCTTAATGTATTCATCTACGCTGTGTTCAGTGATATTAGAACCACCAAACGCTGCAAAGAATAATAGCGAAACTACTATCAAGAAAATAAATAGGCCAAACCATTCTGCTGTGGACATTACCAATCAACTCCTAAATCTATAAATTCTTCTTTTTCAATAGAGAAGGCTTTTACAATACCATTCTCTTTTCCATATCCCCACAAGTCATATACTAACTGTGTGTCTTTCATGCAATACTCTACTACTTCATCATATTTTCCCATTTTCCATAACTTAGGTGCATCTGCACTATCCATTAACTTTGAGTCATCCATAGTGCATTTAACTAAGTTTTTGAGTTGAAATCTTTCACCATGACCCTTAAGTAATTCTTTACTTGTGTCAATGTATTGTTCGTTGTTCAAATACTTGTGAATACAATAAATATCCATAGAGTCTCTAAGTATAGGCAAATCAAACGCCACAATGTTGTGTCCTAATAACTTGCCACCTTTTTGAAAATGGTCGTCTAAGTCATACTTTAACTGTTGTAGTGATTTAATAACATGGCCGCTTTTTGCGAAAGTATCAACGGTTTCATCCACATAGACTGTTCCTGTATTCCCATCCCATGTTGCCACTGTTGATACTTGAAACATATGAGTATTACCAAATCCCCCTATTTCGTGAGACATATTCTTAGTCTCAATATCTAATGCTAATACAGACATAGCATCACGAACCATTAGACCAAAGTTTTGAAATCTTCGCACTTTCTTCATCAACGGGTTCTTCTCCGCCAATCCTTCGCTTTAAGAAAGCAACGATGTTTATATTGCCAACTGATAGCATACTACAACATTCCCAACCTTCATCACCGTATGTGTCCAGTGTTTCAATTATTACTTTTGGCCCTTTTGTTATGTCAAAAACGACATATATATTTTCGTATTTCATACTTTCACTTCCTTTAGTTTAATGTAGTTTTGCCTACCTTGTTTTTTGAGTTCAAAATTCATTTGGACTTTATCTTTAAAATCTCTATTTACCTGAGCATTAGATTTTTTAACAACTTTGCACATTTGAGAGATATACAACTTTCGATTAACCCACCCGTCTTCTGTCTTTTTAGCCATCTCTTCGTATTTTTCCTTGAATGGCTTTGAATTGAAAACCGGAGAGGTCATTCGCTTCTCCTTTAGGCTTCGTTCAAGCCATTCTACCAATGACATATAACATTGTCGGGTGATAGCCCCTGCCTGTCTAACATTTTGCCCCGTAACATGAAACATCTTTGATTTATCCTTAATATAAGGTGCTTGAGCAATTGAACACAATACTGCTAATTTAGAGGTAGTGATATACAATCGGTTAATAAACAAGTTTGCTACCTCTCTTACAAACAATCCACAGTCATTAATGTAACCTACCATGTTCTCATATTCCAAATCCAATACATCGTTTGCTGAATCAGTATAAGTCATCATATTACATTTAGTTTCTATTTCTGATTTGCCTTCTTTCAATTCTTCTTCATATCTTTCTAATACCAAATCATACATTTTCATAAACTCATCTGAAAACTTATCCATTGGGCCTTGCCTGTCTTTGAACTTACCAAACTTAGCAATCTTTTTCTTTCGTATGTTATGCTGAATTGCTTCGGGAACTTCTCGAATATAACAAAGCATTCTTTGTAGTAGTCCGGTTTCTGTCATAATTCTACTTAATTCAGTTGGTGGATAAGTCATAGCCAATACAGAACGCTCTCCAAATGTCTCAACAATATCTCCTTCTTTCAGTTGCTTTTTCATTACCCAAGAATCACCATGTAATGTATTTAGCATGGTATTCAAAAATACAACCATATCCACTTGATGAGAATTAGGGCTAAAAATACCAGACCTTTCAAACTCATCCCAATGGGCTAAACCACTTCCTTCTAAAGCACCGTTCATTTTAACTGAAATCTTCTTTCCAGTTAAACGGGAGTTTCCGTTATCATCTGTTTCCATCTCGTCTTGTAGCGCATAATGCCCAACAAGTGCGGCTGATGTTGCTACTTGAACAGAAAATACATCAAAGTGTTTTCTTGCATAGTGCATAATGGCATTACCATCAGCGTCTTTTTCAATATTACCATTTGCATCTTTTAGTGGCACTTCGACATTTAAGTTGAAGGGGTGCTTTTGTTTAGCATTTATCTTTTCAAAAACACTTCTTGCAATAGGTTGAACAAAATTAGACAATACTGTTTTACCTGTTCCAGATGTTTGTATTTGTAACATATGTATTCTAGTATCTTCATATTCCTCTTCAAACGGAATTGCAATAAAATCTTTACATATCTGTCCAAGTATTGTAAAGAAACTCATAACCGCAGGAGTTTCATTGTAGTGCGATATATTCGCCGCTGACATTTGAAACTGTTGAACAATAGCCGGAAGGCTTTGTTTAAAAACGGCACTCACTTGTTTATAGTCTTCAAAGATTTCATTTTCATATTCTTCATCATATTCATCACTCATATTTTCACCTTCTTTTCTGAATTTAAAGTATTTAGAATGCGAGAGGCTAATACTAAGCCAATGCCTTCAAGGAACTGTAATTCCTCTTCTGTTTGTTCTCCTATTTCCATCACTGAACCAAACTCTTTAATAAGAAGTTTGGCTTTTTTGATAGATACTCCTTTAATACTTGTGAGAACATCAAGTCTTAAATCATCAGTAGTTACACGCTTGAATACTTCGGGGCGTATAACATCTCTTTTTATTGGTTTCATTTTACAAATTGCTGTAATTATCAATGAGGCTTCTTCTTCGGTTGGAGTCCAAAAAGCCTTTACATCAGTATCTAATGTAATTCTACCTATTGCACCTAGAAATTTATTATTTAACATAATACTTCTAGCAGGTTCTTGTATGTTTGCCTTTGAGTATTTCTTCACATTGAATATGGCTTCCTCGATTGTGCCATAGATAATAACTACATTTGTCTTGTAGTGTCTATCCATATTATCTATTTGTGTCCAAAGTCTTTTACTTATTACAGAACCTAAAAAATCTGTTGTTGATTTGGCTTCAAAACAAACATCATCAAAAACATAATCTCCTATTTCAAGCCACTTCTTTTCCGTTTGGATATTAAGTGCTTTCGCCTTACTCTCAACTAATTTTACTAGTTTCGAGCCTTCTTTTTCTCTACTATCTATAATTAACATATTAGTCCTCCTTATCTAAAAAGGTCGGGTATCGCCAACACTTCCCCACACAATACCCATCGGGGATTAGCACAGTCTTACAGAATGGTGTTTTATAATTACCAAACACTGTAAATCGAGCGTGTTTTCTTGTTTCGTATTCATTCCAGTCTAGCCATATTCCTTCATTAGTTTCTACTAGGTTTTTTATTTCTTCTACTATAATTTCTAAAACTTGTTGCTTTTGTTCTGTCGTTGTTAATTTTCTTCTTTGCGTCAATAAATCTCTATACCATGAAACGAGGTATGCTCTCGCCATATGTGAAGGATTCTCTACCATAATAGCATTGTGTAAACATGGCAACATTGGCAATTTACCCGTATGCTTAGGCACAGAAACCTCGCCTCCAACCTCTTCAATGGGGGGTGCATCGGGAAACTTGGCCTTGTTTTTACCACCCTTACGGAAGGGGATAAGGCGCATGTTTGATGCTAAAGAAAGTATTTCGCTTATGTCTTTAGAAAGGTCTTCTTCTAGCAAAGGGATGCAATAATACGGATTACCGTTACTATCAGCAGAAGCCATATTTACAGTATTGGGAACTCTTCTTAGTCGGGTCTTTTGACCCACTCTATCATCAAGAGTAATGTCATCACCCACCTTTGAAATTAAATACTTTTTAATTTCCCTAAAGAAATATTGAATACTTCTCATGTCTTCTACCAATTCACCAAAAATAAACATATGAAAACCCCGACCTGAGAAAAATAAAGTATATTCAAATTCTTGTTCTAATACCAATTCCATTATTACTTTAACATCCCTAAATGCTTTTTCGATTCTTTCTCCATGTGCGTCAAAGTCAAGAAAAATTCTATCTAGTATTACAGAAGAATCTATTTTTGCAGTTTCTGAAAAATGCTCGAAATCATATACTGTTGTATATACATTAGTTCTATTGTTTTGTGCATTGACAAAATTAATGTATTCAATCTTCGATAAGACTACTCTTCTTTTCATTTGTGGTGCGTTCTTTATGTGGCTTCCCGCCCATACTTCCCTCGGATATTTCATTTTTATTCCCTCCAAAATCTACGGTTGCTGTATCTAGCATTTCTCTAATTACTCCGGCTATTTCACCAGATAGTTTTATTTTTATAGCCTGTCTCATTACATCTTCAAATGTGTGTCCAACAAACCCTTCATTTATTTTAACTTCTCTAACTAAGTTAAATCTTTCACTTAGTTTAGACTCGTTATATATCTCGCTACAAAGAACATCTATTGTCTTTTTGAGATTAGATATTTCCGAGAATGTCCAAGACCTTGCTAATACTTTCAGTTTAATCATTTCGTTGTCCATTTATCACACCTTCATATCTATTTAGTAATGCTCTCGCATATCCCAATGTATCTTCATCGTATTTACCTAAGTGAGATAGAATAGTTATTGCATCAAAGGCTATTTTTTGCATATCATCCATAATATCACACCCATGTATCTTCTTGTGCGGCATCACATATTCCAAAGAAACTACAAAAAGAACAGGTCTTATAATAAAACTTAGTCGGAAACTGTTTCATTTCATACGCTCTAAGAAGTTTAGCAATACCAAACATAACAGAAGTCATAGAACGAGTCTTAACAGGTTGAGCAAAGACATAGTTTGAAACAGGATAATACCAACCCCAATGAGTAACAGGCACATTAGGTCGTAGGCCGTTCTTAATCAAGACTTCATCATCAGCATTTTCAATTAGCAATTGATAAAACGCCATTTCTTTCCTCATATCACCGGCCTTGTAATCCTTCCAAGGCCCAGTTTTGAACTCAAAGGGAACATATCCCCCATCTTCCATAAATATTCTATCAATGATTCCTTGAATATGAATCTTATAATCACGCTGTAAAGTAAACGGTTGGTAATTAAGTGAGGCATCACCCTTGTATGGGCCTTTAGGTATAACTATTTCAGCATCAAACTTTCCTTCGTTACATACAGGTAAGTATTCATCAGTCTTATTTTCTGCCCTTGCTTGTAAATATCGGTTTGTTTCAAACGATGCTATGTTTAATGAAATATCATAGTATTCATCAATAGGTGTTATTCCTGTTATGTATTCCCCCACCTCATCAGCAGTCATTGAATCTACTTTCTTAATATCAAACTCGTTAAAATAGTCTTCTCTATGATTGTGAAGCACAGTTCCTTTACGCATAGCCTCGCTTTGGTCTTGTGGCAATCGTTGAATGTATGAAAAGTCATACTTTTTATTACACCAACCAAAAGAACCAAGCGAAGACTTGGTTATTTTTAATATTGGCATAGACGGGTCATCGTAATTCTCCGGCTTCCAGTAATAGGTATATTCGCTCATAGCGGAAATAACCGCATTATATTTTTCATCTTGTTCCATGTTAAAACCAATCCTCTAATTTTGTTTGTAATTTTCCTGTTCTTATACTTGATAAGTCCCAATCCATCGCTCGATAAATTGGTTCGGCCTTTTTCAAGACCTGTTGTGCGTAGTGTTCCCAATCCGGCTCATAATCATTAAAGTCCTCATAGGTTGTGCCGGACATATACTCTACGACTTTTTCTTCCTTAGTCAATGGGTTTATGAAGGTATCGTTATGCTTTACCTTCATAAATAAATATGAATCATCAAAATTCATATCATGTTTTTGTTTAGCGTAAAGAACCCCTGCAATTCCTGACCCAACACTAGGTCTTTTATTTTGTAATGTAACAAATTGTCTTGTATCTGTTCCACATTTTAGACACCACTTAATATCTAAACATTCATGCAAGTCATACTTAGAATTGCATTCGTTACACTTAACGCTAAATCTTTCACTTTTTAACCGACTTCTCTTAATTAGAGAAGATACGGGTATCTCTCCTTTCAATACAGAAGAATATAAGTTAAATAACCTAATATTTATTCTGCCCAACGGTTCTTGATTTACCCATTGTTTTAGTGCGCTCGTTTGAATTTCTTTCGCAAAGGGAGTTTCGCTTACCCTTTTAGCAGTAAAGCCAGTCATAGTAAATTTGGGTTCTTTTAACCATTCTCCATCATCCCAAGTAATCATACCTGCATTTCTATTTTTAGTTGTTCCAACGCCCAATGCCGAATAGTATTTCTCGAATTCTAATACAACGGGGTGTTGTTCAAGTTGCATTACATTAGGAAAGTGTTCTCTCACTGATGCTTCTATTTCTTTAATTGCTACTTGTGCTTCTTCTACTGAATCTATTTGAACATAGATTGAATCAGTGTGTCCATATACTACCTTCATTCTTCTCAATCCTCAGAAATAGCGGCTAGCATAAGTATAGGCCATGCTACTATAATTGCAGCAATAATAAAAACAAATTCTATTAATTTACCCATTCATTTCACCCCAAATAATATGTAAACTTGGCCGCAGGTGCGTCATGTTGTTCTTGTAATTCTTGAATTGCCTTATACATCTTAGTAAGTGCCTTATTGTCTTTATACAATTCAGCCAATTCGTCTTCTAGCATCTTAATTTTCTTTTTCATTTCTTTCAATTCGTTCATATTACCACCGTAATTATTGTTATAATGGTCGCTATGTTCACGATATTTACCATCATCAATATCTTATTACTTCTTGCTATCATAGCCAGCAATTCTTCTAATAACTCATTCGTTCTGTCCATCATCATAATTGACACCCTGCTCAACTTCTAAAATAATAGCATGACGCTTCAAGTTATTCATCATTTGAAATATTTCTTTTATTTCTTGCATGGTAATATCCCATGTTTCTTCTGTATCATACGATACTTTAACTGTTACTATTTTTGTTCTCATGTTATTTCCTCCAATATATATTATATTCTTTATTTCTTTGCTTGATACAAACTCTACTTAAGTATGAACCCACTGAATATACACTCGTTATGTAGTTTGAATTAGGTCTATCCCTAAGTATCTTTTCATATATTTCTCTAGCAGTAAATGGTTCTTCTTGACCCACTATTGCTTTATCAATCCATCCTCTCATTCTAGAATTCATTTTAGTCATATTCTTTTCCTCCTATATGTCATTGGGCCAATCCTATAACCATGCCTTCTACAATAAGATGCAAGTTGGGTATTACTTCCAATAATAAGACTATTACCTTTTTTGGATATAATATTATCTCTTACTTCTTCTACTGTAAATGTTGTATTAAGGCTATTGATTGATTCCATGACCCACTTTTCTATTAATTTCATTTTGATTCCTCCTTCTTTCTTCTGTATCTGTGTGACTTTTCAATGCTGAACAAGTATTGCCTCTGTTGCTTCATAGTCATACTCGTTGTATGAAAACCCAAACAATACTCGCAGTAATAATAATTTAACTTAATACCTTCTTTTCTCTTCTCCATTACAAGTCCATGAACCTTATTAGCATCAGGATAAATTATTTTACCACATCTTTCAGTTATGTCACAAATTGTTTCTTTCTTTTCCTTCTCCATTTTTTTTCTCTCCTTCACATAATTTACAATGGTGCTTTCCTTCAAATTGAGGGTTGTGTGCTAATGGTTTTTTACATTTCATATTTTCATCTCCTTTGCTTTGAATGCTGCTAATCTAATTGCTTCTCTTGCACTTGCAGTAATACTTGCGGCCAAATTAACATCAGCCCAACCAAATCCTTGAAATGCAACAATGCCATAAAAAGATGCCATTAAACGCTTTACAGCCATTTGATTGTTATTCCACTTAACTACTTCCGAATCGTTTCCTGCTTCTCTCGCATCTCTCATAAGACGCTTATATTCATTTCGCAACTCTTTCAATTCGAGAACTGCTCTTGGCAATAAGCCCAATTTATCTGTTTTGTAATACAACATGTGCTTTCTTGTTACTGGGCTAAAGTCTCTTGGAGTTGCGATATTAACTGCAAACTCCGTAGGTTCTTCGCTTTTAGTTTCAAAAGAAATATTGCGAGCAATCATCATTGATGGATAAAGACCGGCAAAATCAAAGGCGGCTACATTCAAATGTAATCCGTTTGTTCCTTCACTAAGCGGGTCGTAAATCATAGCACCGTCATAAGTTTCTCTTTTATCCACTTTACTTCCAGTCTTACAAATCCAATCAGCATTACGCATAAAGTAAATAGAACCCATGTGACTCGCATAAAAACACGCTTCAAACGGTGCAACAAGTAATCGTTGTAGTGCAATAATCGCTTCACTACAAAAGTTTGTTTCATCTATTCTCACAAGTAACTCAACATCTATTAAAGCATATTTCAAATAGGCTTCTGTATCTTCAAGCCAACCTCTACGGTAAAACTCATTCGGGTCTTCAAAAATAGTTTCCTTTGATTTACCTTCACCGAATAATGTTTGAGATACAAACTCAAGACTCATTGATGGCAATGTTCCTCTTTGTGAATCATTCCATTGTCGCTCAAAGGCAAGGTCTAAATTGAGGGTTATGCGACCCCCTAATGGCTGTTGTATAGGAGAGAATCCACTTTCACCCTTACTGAAAGTAAAGCCGTTGCCGGTCTTTTTAACCCCGTCTATGCGGTTAATTGGAGACATACGCATAGGGTTGATACCCAATGCACAACACCTTTCAAGCAATTTAGGCAAATCGAATTTAAGGCCAAACCATGCTATTAACATATCGGGGTCTTTATCTATCATAACATTGATAAATGATTCAATCATATCTTTTTCACTACTAAACCATTTAGTTTCAAATTCATGGATAGATTTACCCGAAATCCCATAGGGAGTAATATTAGGTTCTAATCCTTTAGGAAACCAAACCCATTGGTAATACTTCTCATCATAATTATCATACATTACAATAGTAGTAATCTTATCATGGTGTTCTCCGCCTTGTTGCCATTCCATATCCCAATACCACTTTCGCAGTTTAAATTCAGGTAGTTCATTTAACTTATCAATAGCATATCTAAATCCAAAAGGCACATCTGCTTCATATGTTTTATTCCACATTTTACGAGCCTTGTAAATATCCGTTGCTTGTTCAACAATAACTTTCTTCAAAGACTTTCCTTGAAGAGAAACCCAACCTCCTTTCTCATACTTGAAAGAACGAGAAATGTATTTGTTCACTGTATAGTTTTCAAATTCAAACTCATCATCCTCAATAAAGAAGTATGGCTCATGTGCTTCAAGTTTAAACTTTCTTTCTCCGTTTTCTCTCCATGCTGTGTAAATATGCTTTTCATCTATACATTTACTAATTATCATTTTAATTTCCTCCCGAATACGGGGCTTTTAATATCATTCTGTTATTGGCTACAATAATTAAAGGGAATTCATCTTTCACATAAAAGTTAAGAGTCTGTCCTTTTTCAAAGAAGTTATGTAGCGGGCCTGAATATTCAAGCGTTGCGTCTTCTCCTATCGCTGATGCTAATTGAATTGTTTGTTCATATTGGTTTGAAGCGTTTGCTCTACTTGAAAAGGTTACATTACCACCGAGATAGTTTAGTTTGTAAACTCCACTCTTAACTAATTCACAAAGACTTATTGCTTCATTAAAAATATCACTATTTAATTGAAATGCCCCTTCAAAAGTTTTTGAGCCAAAAGACCAAAGTTTGTCTAATGCTTCTTCATATGAAATGTGCTTTACCATTTCTCTAATACGAGAGATAGCATCCATGTTTGGGTGATTAACCACCATAGGTAGAGAAGCCTTCTTTGTTCCAGAAGTTAATTTCAAAAAGTCTCCACTCTCAAAGAATACACTTTCACCAAACTTTTTCAAGTAAGGAATAATAAAATTAGCATCACCAATAAAAGAACCATTCGTTACGCCTTCTACGGTTAATGTAATATTCATTCCAAATGTAGCATCCCCGTTCCAAATCTCCAAAGAATTATCATTAAGTGTCATGTAAAAGTAAGAACCCATCTTAGATGAGCCAAGTCCTCCATTACCTAGATACTTTCCTTTTCCTTGAATGTCTGTTAATGCTTTCTCCATTTGTTTGTTATTCACTACGAATTTCATTTTATCTCTTCCATTTTCATTATGTTGTTATTTTTAATTACTATTGTAATACCGCCCATTTTATCAATGAAGAAAAAATTAGGACTAATATAATCGGTAAGTTCTAGTTTATTTCTAGAAAAAACCTCTCCTACTTTAGATGCTACTAAAAAAGTTTTGCCAATTTGTTGTTGCCACATGGGGTTCAAATCTTCCCCTCCCTTAATTCAGGAACACCGTTCCATTGAATATTAGGGGGAGTTCCTTCTCGCACAGTCCATTTCTTTCCGACTAAATTACCATTGGTTCTTGAACCAATCAATTCAGCACTGAAATGTAATTCATTCTTGACCTTCTTCTTTGAGCAGTAAATCTCTTGTTCCAGTTTTCCGCCCCAATCTTTCCAAGCAGGTTGCACACCAACAGGGGTATTATCAACATACTTTTCTGTTTCGTGAGTAATATAAATTACATCACAATTCAATTGATAGATTGCTTCCAATAGGAAATAGAAAGTCTTATTTCTATTACCATACTGAAATGGCATAATCTTGGTAACTACTCTTGGATTAGGATTAACCTTTAGAATACAACTATCTAGCCAAGTATCTACACCATCCATAACGAATACAATGTCTTCACCTGCTTCCATTTGTTCTTTAGCAAAGTTAATGAAGTCAAGAGAGTTTTGTTCACTCTTATCAATATCCATAATGTTATCCTTTCGCATTACAATTGGACAATATACATTGATTCGGTCTGTTGCATCATGGTGTTCAAACCAAGTTGATTCAACGCCTCTATCCCAATCAAGAACATATATGTTCTTATCGGGGAAGTCTAATGCAATTCCAGTCTTTCCGGTCTTGGGTTCTCCCCAAATACCTAATACCATTCGTGCTTTTCGTTGCGCTCTTTTTTGAGCCATCAATTCTTTAAAATTTGTTTTTTCTTTCTTAATCCCTAGCAAGCCAATCACCTATATCATTTTCATTTATATTTACATTTTTACCATTCGCTTGACACCATGCCTTGATGATGCCGAGTAATTCTTTCTTCGATGAACAGACAAACCTTGTTTCTTTTTCTCCAATGTGAAACTTAACAAAGTATGTTTCTGCTATCTTATCATTTTCATTCCAAGTTAGAAAATCAACCTTTTGCAAATCTGCAATATAACTTTCTCCCTTTAGAATGAATCTATCTTCTATAATATCATTCATTTATTTTTCCTCCTTTAAGGAATGGGCTTTGCACCCATTTTGGCCTACATTCATTGGTGTAAGACTACACACGCACTTTACTATTTAAATATCAAAACCAATCAAATGATTCTTCAACCGGCGCATCTACTTCAACAGGCGCACCACGCTTTTCAGTTACAAGAACAGAAGAAACATTGATAGTTACAGGGTCAGCAACTCCATCAATCAATCGTTGTGATGTTCGACCAACAACAATTACAGTAGAACCAATACCAAAGTCAATATTTAGATGTTCGGGAATCCAACAAGTAGTCATGTTTGATTCATTATCATAATCGAATTCAGCATTCAAGTCTGTAATATTTAGAATGCGATTACCATTTGAAGTTGGCATCATATTCATATTACAAACTGTTCCACCAGTAATAACGAAACGGTCTTTGGCAGGTAGTGTTTGGCGAGTAATGTGCGCTCGGTCAATTTCTACCAATTCAACCATATGACTTTCAAAGTTTTCATTAAGAACACTTAACCATTCTACTTCTCCCATATCTCGATAATCTGAGTTATCGGGGTCTAAGTCAGCATTACGGATAAGACTGTCTTTTGTTGTCATTGTCATACCATATAGATTACTACCATCTTCGGAAGGAATCGCTACAAAGTGAACAAAGTCATAACAATCGGGAGTAAATGCTACTCCACCATCATTCTTATATGAAAAGGTATATCGCTTCATATCAGCACCATCTACACTTCCGTAGAAAATACCTGTTCTTCGCATTTGTTCCAAAGGCAAAGGCTTACCGTAACTTCGGTTTTCTCCGCCATTCATGTATGTTTTAGTATTATCCAAAGGAATAACCATTACACCATCCGGCATTTCTTCTGCACCGGAGGGTAAATCAGCGACCATTCGCTCTTGATATTCACCATTATGGTAACGGCTAATCATCCACTTACCTAAAGCATTCTTTGTGGCAACGGCTACATGTCCTTCATTCAAAGCATTATCCGAATCACGGTTGTATTCTTCTTTTGCTTTATTACGATTCCAAGACATCATATCTCTTGGTGCTTCTAAGGCAATAAAAACACCAAAGCATTTCTTTACTAAAGAATTGCTTCCGGTAGATTTCGGAGATTCACCTTGTTTTGCTCGTCGAACAACTTGTGCCGCATATGAACGCCATAGACCTAAGCCTAAATCGTCATTTACTTCCATGTTATTATCGGAACAAATTTCCGTATATTTTTCAGTTGCTTCCTCTACCGTCATTTTCAGGTATTGTGCGCTCTTTTCTATTTCTGCTTGCATTTTTTCGCTTAACATATTTTCACTTCCTTCTTCATATTAATTGTCCAACCATCCATGATAGTAATACTTTCGGAGTCATGGTAGTTGAACGGTATTCGCTTTCTCCGACTGTTCTTAATAGTTTATACTTGGTAGCATTATCCAAGCCATCCGAAGCAATAACAGCATTATGCAAACCTAAACAGATTTGTTTAACGCTTCTACCTTCATAGATTATGCTATGAAGGGTTGCTAGTGCTTTGTTTGGATTTTTATTTAAGATTTCGATTAATATTTCATTGTATTCTTTGTGAGATGATTCTATTTGTTTCGATAAAGAGAAGCCGGAAGACTTAGCCGCCTGTATCTCGGTTATCGCTCTACGCAAGTCTCCATCTACCTCATATATGAAGGTTGCTAATTCATCATCTGCAAATACAGTTACTTGCTCTTTTTGAAGCATTGATTTGATTACACCAAGAATGACTTCATTAGTAAGTGGCTTAAAATGATAATTAGCACACCGACTTTGTAGCGGGTGAATAATCTTACTTCGGTCATTACAAGTAATAATGAAACGAACATTATGTGCATATCTTTCCATAATGCGCTTCAATGCGCTTTGAGCATCAACCGTCATTCCTCCTAATTCATCCAGTAGAATTACTCGAAAAGGCACATCTCCAATTGTTCCACTTTGGGCTACATTCTTAATTGTTGTTCTTACAACTTCAAGTCGCCTATCATCGGAAGCATTTACTTCTACAAAGTTATCATTAAAACAATCACCTAAAATATCTCTCGCTAATGCAATTCCAGATGCAGTTTTACCTGTTCCTGCATTACCAAACAATAATACATTTGGCATATTTCTTTCTTCAATCCAAGTAGCGGCATCCATTACAAAATGTTCTTGCCCTACAATATCTCCTATCTTCTTTGGTCTATATTTTTCTGTCCATAACATATTTATTCCACCTTTAATTCCCAAATTACCTGCTTCGTTTCTTTACAAAAGCCTTCTTTATTTGCAACACTTCGCATAATGTTACACAATTGGTTCATAGTAGGTGCATCTAAACGCCTATTAGAACGCTTAACTTTCTTATATCCAATTATTTCACCATTTACAGTAATCTTTCTTGTTCCTCTAGTAGATTCGTCATCTTTCAACCTTGTCATAATTTGACCTGTTGTTTTTGGCCCTTCTTCTAGAATCGCTCTAATTCTTTTTTTATTATTTTTATTTCTACTCATAGGTAATCACCTAATGTTTTTTGCTGAACCCTTATTGGGTCAGTCTTTTTTCTTCTTCTCTTTTCTCCTAATCCAAGTATTCGACAATCGCCATTGTTAAGTTTAGTTTTAGCAAACTCTACAAACTCTTCGTCTTTCTTAAACTGCTTGAATAGTCGTTCTTCTCCACTTTTAATTCCCAACCTTTTGATTAGTTTAGGTTTCTGTGAATACTTGCCTCTCTTTGGCATTGATACTTGCCCGAATGTTTTACCGCTATGGGTATATGCCAACATCTCATAAAAATAAGACAAGGGCCATCTACGCTTTACTACACTATCAATAAATACTATTTTGTTTGGGTGCATGTTTTCAACCAACCAAGAAAGCATTTGTGTATCGGATGGTTTATTATACTTCAATATTTTTGCCATCAAATCTCTATCCGTTTCCTTTAGATACATTGAAACTAAACTGTAAGTGTCTTGTTCCATTGACAAAGGCTCGCAAGAGCGTGGTGCTATTTCTTGAATAGCATTTAGTAAATGTTTAGTTGAACCTGCTCTTTTGATTTGACACATACTCTTAATGTCTTTAGGCACTGACTTTTCGTTGATAGAAGTAATTATAACTTGCCCTCGATACTTTCTAAGAACATTGAGTATCTCATCTTTCTTCGGTTTAATGTGAATGTCCTCTATGATTATACCGTTTTCTATTGACATCGAACCTAATTCTCTAATATTCATTTCGTTAGCATAATACAATGCGGCATCCGGCAACCATTCTTTTGCTTTAGTTGTTTTTCCCGTTCCCGCTTTACCAGTTAAGAGTATCGGCCTTTTTATTTCCATTGTTGTAAATCCCATAATCAAACCCCTTTCAATTCAAATAATTCTTCTAAGCCGTCTAGTTGCAAGTGTCTATCATTGGCTACAATATCTACTGCTTTCCTAAATACTACCCATTCATCCTTTGCATCCGGTAAAGTCTTAGGAATCAAAAGACATAATTTATACAAGTTTTTAATTCCACCAATCCTAAGAATTGGTTTAGGGCGGCTCTTATGTTCAGTCTCCTTATAGGTAGTGCCTATTTGGTGTTGTTCTAAACTTCGTTGAATCGCCAAAAGGAACTCAGCGTTTGCTCGAAGATTTACCCTAAGCCTAACTCTATAACCAATTTGTGACTTATCATTTCTATCTAAGTAAATATCAGTCTTAGACATACCGAGAATAATACCAATCAACATATCTTTACTAAACACACTTATTCCTCCTTCTTTGCATATTCGTTCTGTGTGGGCCAATAGCCACGAACTTGCATATTAGTCTCCAACCAATAAATATCTCCTGCTTGGATTGTTTTTGCACCTCTACGCATAGCATTATGTTGTGCATTGATAATGGCATTACGGATTCCTGTATCTGCCCATTCAGATAATAGTCGTATTGCTGAATTACTAATAGGCATTTCTACTTCTTCCTTTGCAACTTTCCTTACACTAATTTTAGTTTTTACTTTAAACTCTTCCACTGGTTCAGGTTCAGGTGTAATAAAAACGCCATTCTCAAAATACGGAACTAATACTGCTTTCATTTTCTTTGGTCTTCCCTGCGTAGTAGTTATGTCTTTTAAGTGTGCATATCCTTCCGTGTCAATTTTAACACAAGAATATGTCTTAAAATCTATTACTGTTAATCCTCCTACTTCTATCATATTAATCTCTCCACATCTTCAATCGTGTTTATGTCTGCTACAAACTTATCATTTCTAATTCGTTTCATTCTAGGGAATCGCAAACCTATATTTCCCTTTGCATCTCGGCTAATTAAATCAGCCTTAACTTCCAAAACAATTCGAGGAAGGAATACATACCTTCCATCATTGTAAGACTCTACAACCTTACGCAACTGATTAGTTAAACTAATCAAATCGCTATCAGTAAACCCACTACCAATAGAACCAATGTTAGTAAATCCACTTTCGGACTTAACGCCCATCTCAAAAGTTCCGAATACATTTGCTCTACGACCTTCTCCGTAAGAAGCCGCAAGAATAACAACATCTAATTCAATTTGAGGCGGTTTGTATTTAGCCCAACCTGTGCTTCTTTTACCTGCTTCATATGGTAATGTAGTGTCTTTTACAATAATACCTTCAAAGCCATCGTTAATTGCATTGTTATAGAATGCCATAATGTCTCCGTCTTTTTCCATTCTGTGCGCTTGGTCGGGATTAGACTTGAATTTCTCTAATCGTTGAGCATAAGAAAGATTCATAATAGTTTCTCTTTCCCATTTCAAACAATCGAAAATAACCCATCGAACCGGCACTCTTTCCATAGCCTCGGCATGGTCTTTAGAATGCACTCTCGTTCCCATTTTCTTGTGTTCATCGGGGCTTCCGTCTTCCTTTATCGGGTAGATTTCGCCGTCGAATATGGCTTGCATAACCTCATACTTACTTACTTGTTCTGCAACATCAGCAAATTGGGCAGTTACAATATTACCTTTACGATTAAAAATAATTACATTATCTCTATTCTTATGAATTTGATAACGATTGCCGTCATACTTATAATCAACAATAGGTTTACTAGGCCATTTCTTCATAGGTATTTCCTTAGCAAGCATAGGTGAAATAAACTTTCCATGTGTTAAATCACATGGGGGTTCTTCATCACGCTCATAATAAGAAACTACATCTTTGATAGAATTGAAATTACAGTGTTTCTTAACAATTGATATTTTCTTATTATAATGTTTGGCTATAATCTTTTTAACTACTCCATCACGCAAGCCATTACGGGTTGTCTTTAACCAGTAACGAATAAACCATTTTGCTTCCAATGCAGATAAACCTGCTAAGAAGAAGTCAATAGTTTTATAGGCATCCGAATCAACGCCTCCACAATCTAAAGAAAGAATCCTATGAAATGTAGCAAGGTTATGTTTTGTTTTAGTTACAGCCGATGTATCGAGATAATAAACAGCATCACCTAAATCATCATGCACACTATA